CTAACTAAGTCTGAAAAGGCAAGAAGAAAATCTTTTTGTGCTAGATCTGCAGGCCAAATGAAAAAGTTTCCAAAGGCAGCCAAAAATCCTAATAGTAGATTAAGACAAGCAAGAAGGAGGTGGAGATGTTAATATCCAGAAGTAAAATGCCAAAAGGTTTAAGTTATTTTAGAAAAGGTGGTGAAGCTTCTAAAAAATCAAAAGGTAGTAAGATCTGTCCTGAAGGTAAGGCATGGGCGCAAAGAACTTTTGATACTTATCCATCTGCCTACGCTAATTTAGCAGCCTCAAAATATTGTAAAGATCCAAATTATGCCAAAAAAGCTAAAGGTGGTAAGAGAAAAGGTAAATAATGTCGAATGATCCTAAAATAGGTACGGGTAGAAAACCTAAGAACACAGGGAGAAGATTATATACCGATGAAAACCCTAAAGATACAGTAAGTATTAAATATGCTACTGTAAAAGATGCAGAGGATACGGTAAAAAAAGTTAAAAGAATTAAGAAACCTTTTGCTAGAAAGATACAAATTTTGACAGTTTTAGAACAAAGAGCTAAAGTAGCAGGAAAAAAACAACAAGCATTGATTGCAAAAAGGGCAAAAGAGTTCCTTAGAAATAAGGAGAAGAGAGTTGGGTGAATTAAAAAATTGGCTTAAACAAGATTGGGTGAGGATAGGTACAGATGGCAAAATTAAAGGTAAATGCGGTACTTCAAAGGATAAAAAGAATCCTGACAGGTGTCTTCCAAGGGCTAAAGCTCAAAGTCTTTCGCAAAAAGAAAGAGCCTCCACCGCTCGTAAAAAAAAGACAGAAGGGAAAAAGGGGAAGACCGTCGTTAAAAATACCAAACAAGCGCAAGTAAAATTTGCTGCATACGGTGGTGAAATAGCGGTTACTAAAGCAAAAAGACCCTACACAGGTAAAAAAAAGGACGGGGTGGTTGCTAGAGGATGCGGTGCTATATTAGCTGATAGAAGAAAACATACGAAGGGATCTGTAAGCACATGAGCAGTGAGTATCTTCAAGAAATTAAGGCTTGGTCTAAACACGCACTTGAAAAACCAACTAAATATTTTAATGGTTTACCACCGTGTCCGTTTGCAGAAAAAGCATGGAAAGATAATAGAGTTGATTTTGTAGTAAAAGATACTGATAATAAACAGGTCTTATATACGACTGTTTCTCAATTTCCAAATGATCTTGATATAGTTTTAATAATAGACAAAAAGTATGAGCAAGAAGCTCAAAAATTTCACGAATACTTAGACTCAATGAATGTTGCCATATCACAAGGTATGTTTATAGATAAAGATATATGGGTGATGGGGTTTCATCCAGAGGACGAAGCTAGTGAATATGTGGATGATAAAGATTTTTGCAATTTAGTAGAGGAGGAGTACGCTATAATTTTTGTACAAAGATTAACTAAATTGCATGAATCTGCAGACAAACTTAAAAAAAGAGGTTATTATAAAACATATAGTAAAGATTATAACGCTGATGAAATTTTTAAATTAAGAGAAACTTTATATAGGAGACTTAAAAATGGTAATGAAGCCTAAGAAAAAAATGGGTGGTGGAATGATTAAAAAAATGCGTGGTGGAGGCATGGCTAAAAAAATGCGTGGCGGTGGCATGGTTAAGAAAATGCGCGGTGGCGGCATGGTTAAAAAGAAAAAGTAAAGGAAATTAAAATGGCCGGATCAAGAGTAAATATAGGTAATGCGGGTTTTAAAAAAATGAAATCCAAAGGTGGTACCGTTAAAATGAAATCTAAAGGCGGTATGATTAAAAAGAATAAGCCCAAGATGATGTCTAAAGGCGGTATGATTAAAAAGAATAAGCCTAAAATGATGTCTAAAGGTGGCATGATTAAAAATAATAAGCCCAAGATGATGTCTAAAGGTGGGACTGTTAAGAAAAATAAAATGAAGATGATGTCTAAAGGTGGGACTGTTAAGAAAAATAAAAAATAGAAAGGAAACATGGCATATTTACAAAGTAATATTCCACATTTTAAATGTTGGGTACGTAGAGAATATACTCACAACCATGAAAAATATCATGGTGAATTTTTACACGCAATGGCAGTGGCGGTCACAACAATGCCTTGTAGATCTTTGAGTTTTCAAGTCATTTTTACTGGTTTAGAGGAGGGGTCAGAGGAAAATGTACATGGTGGTGCCATGTGGGCACGTATGCCCATAACTGCCTTGGTAGGTGATTTTGATTTTGAAGGTTGGCCTGAGCCAATGCCTACTTACTTAGCACAACCTTGGGACTGTGCTTCGCATCATCATGCGGTATACCAAATAAATAGGGCACAACCTTGTCCTTGGATTGCTAAGATTGGTAGTGATTTTTTTCCGGCTAAATACCTATTTACGGTGGACTACACAGAAAGCGAGATAGCTGATGATCCTGCACAACATAAACAAAGTCATGTATTGCAACTATTAGAGGCTAATGAGTTCACAGGCAATATAGTCGCTTTACCAAACAATAGAGTTAGAGTTACACATCCGGCATGGTGGGTGACAGGGGAAGGTCCTCCTGATTTTAAGCCATCTCATCATGTGCATTACTCAAAATCAGACTTAGATTACACACTGGACGTAAATCAAATTTTTGATAATATGTACGCGGAACCCGTTGAAGAGGATGAATAATGGCAGTATCTGGAAGTTCTGATTTTGAACTAGACGTTGTTGAGTATATAGAAGAGGCTTTTGAGCGTTGTGGTCTTGAGGTTAGAACAGGATATGACCTTAAAACAGCAAGACGTTCTTTAAATTTAATGTTGGCGGAATGGGCTAATCGCGGTTTAAACCAATGGACGATTAAACAAAGAACATTATCACTAGTTCAATCAGATGGTGAGTATGACATAGGTCAGGATGTAATTGACATATTGTCCGTAGTGGTTAGGAGAGACAACACTGATTTTTCTGTAGAAAGAATAAGTAGAGATACTTATCTATCAATTCCTAATAAAACAACAGAGGGTAGGACTAATCAATTTTTTTTAGATAGACAAATTACACCAAATTTAAAAATTTGGCCTATTCCTGAAAATAGCACAGATGTAATTTTTTATGATGCTTTAACAAGAATTAATGATGCGGATACACAAGTTAACACAATGGATATTCCTTTTAGGTTCTATCCTTGTTTAGCTGCAGGTTTGGCTTATTACATTTCAATGAAGAAAGCACCAGAAAGAATACAACTTTTAAAAGCAGCCTACGAAGAAGAATTTCAAAGGGCTATGACGGAAGATAGAGATAGAGCTTCTTTCAATGTTGTGCCACAATTTGAATATTTTAGGACAACCTGATGACAAAATATGCCAGTGGTAAAAGAGCTTATGGAATATCAGATCGCTCTGGATTTAGGTATAGGTATAAGGATTTACGTAAAGAATGGAACGGTGCCCTCGTCGGACCAGACGAGTTTGAGACAAAACATCCACAATTATTTCCCGTAAGAAAAGTTTTTGATGCACAAGCTTTAAGAGATGCAAGACCAGAAACTAATTTGTCGGAAGAAAGATCTATTCAACATGGCTTTAATCCAGTTGGTTTTCGTTTTATAGAGGGAATAACCCCTCCAAATAGACTTGCCCCAGAGGGGGAAGTCGGTGAAGTTACAATAACTATAACAGCATTTATTGGGAATACGGCAAATGTTACGGGAGTTCAAGGTGCCTCTGCGATAGGAACTGTTGACATAACTGTTCCAGATGAAGATGAAAATGTAAATGTAACGGGTGTTTCAGCCACTAGTGCAGTGGGATCGACAACAATATCTGCAGCACCGTCTTTTGATAGCACTGTAGTAACACTTGATTCAACAACTGATACTTTTGACGAGGGATAGAAATGGCAAAACAAACAGTAGGAATAGGAAGCAGTGCTAATGATGGCACAGGAGATACTTTAAGAAATGGTGCAGATAAAATTAATGATAATTTTAATGAAATCTATGCTGCTTTGGGAAATAGTTCTAATGTTTTAACTGATATTATTGATAGTGCAGGTCTTTTTGACGTTAGTTCTGGTGCAAATAAAATTGTATTTTATTATGCTAATCTTAGTGATTTACCCAGTGCTTCAACCTATCACGGAGCTGTGGCTCATGTCCATGCTACAGGGGGTTTATACTTCGCACATGGGGGGGCATGGATAAGGTTAAATGATGAGACAACAGGGCCTGTTACTAAATACACGGCAGGTGTTAATGGTTCTTCAGCTTACACCTTTACTGGTCCCGGAGCTACTTCAGGAGACAATCCCAACTTTACTTTTTATAAAGGACATACTTACCTTATAGATAATACGGCTAATGTTGGAAGTCATCCACTAAAAATTAGAACGTCTTCAGGTGGATCTGATTTTACTACAGGTGTTACAGAAAACTATAACTCAACTACAGGACTCACTCAATTTATTGTGCCACATGAGCCTTCTGATACCTCCTTGGTATATCAGTGTTCAAATCATTCAAGCATGGTAGGAAACATAACGATAGTGTGATATTATGAGCTTTACTTTAACAACACTTAGAACTGCATTAAAAGAATATACTGAAAACACAGAGACTAGTTTTGTTAATAATCTAGATTTATTTATTAGACTAGCCGAAGAAAGAATATTAAAGAATGTACAATTAAATGTTTTTGAAAAAAATGTTTCTGGAAACATGTCGGCAAGTAATCAGTATCTAGCTTGCCCTAGTGATTTTTTAGCACCAAACTCTTTAACAATTACGAATAGTAGCAATTATACCTACTTACAATTTAAAGAAAAAGAATTTGTACAAACATACACACCAAATCCTGCCACAACTGGTGTGCCAAGGTATTACGCACAATTTGATGTAGATAATTTTGTGATAGCACCTACTCCCGATAGTGGATATACAGTTGATTTAAGTTATTTTTATAGACCTTCAAGTTTAACAGATAGCACAATTACTCTTACTTTATCAGATCAATCTAGTGGATCATCTCCAATAACTTTAGTTCCAGGAACAATTACAGGTAATACGAGTGGTGCAGTAGCCACAGTTACGGGTATAACTGGATTTGATTATACAGTTTCAGTTCCAACAACATCTTTTACCGCAGGAGAAACAGTAACATCTAATATCTCTCAAACAGCCACCCTCTCTTCATTTACCTCAGACACTACAGAATCCTGGTTAAGCACAAACGCAGAATTAGCTTTACTTTACGGATCTTTAATAGAATGCTATATTTATATGAAAGGTGACGCAGATGTTATGACTATGTACAATAATAGATTTATAGAAGCGATAGCCAGATTAAAGAATTTAGGGGAAGCAAAAGAAGTTATGGATGAATATACAATGGGTCCAATTAGAAAGGCTAGATCATAATGTTTACAGAGTCTCTATCCATGGGTAACAATTTTTCTGTGCAAATACAGACAACAAATAATAGAGGACAAACTCCAGAGGAAGTTGCAGAAAGATGTGTCAATAAAATTATTGGAATTTCAGATAATGCTCATCCTGCTATTAGAGATCAAGCTCATGCTTATCGAAAAGAAATGGAGAAAATTATTGCAATATATATGAAGCAAGCTATTAAAAGTGATAGAACAACTGTATATAATGCGATTAAAGATTCAGGCAACCCCAAACTAGCAGAATATATAAGGAGAATGTAATATGGCTTTTACGGGAAACTTTTTGTGTACTTCTTTTAAAACAGAACTTTTAAAAGGTGTTCATAACTTTACAGCAACAACTGGTAATACGTTTAATATAGCACTATATGATAACAATGCTTCTTTTACTGCGTCTACCACAGCTTATACCTCCAGTAATGAGATTAGTGGAACTAACTACTCAGCTAAAGGTCAAGCACTTAATCCTGTTACACCTACTGCAAGTGGAACAACAGCATTGGTAGATTTTGCTGATGAGACATTTAGCAATGTCACTATTAGTGCAGTAAGAGGTGCTTTAATATTCAATGAGACTGCAACAGGAGATCCTTCCGTTGCTGTTTTAGATTTTGGTGCAGATAAAGCAGCCAGTAGTGGTGACTTTACAATTGTGTTCCCTACGGCTGATGCAAGTAATGCAATTATAAGGATTGCTTAATGGCGACAGTTGTTGCGTTTAAAGGATGGAATAGCTCTCTAACTGCTTGGAATACAGGCACTTGGAATGGTGAGGGTGTTTTTCCTAGTGCAACAGCTTCCGTTGGCTCTGTAGCCATTACCGGCGAGGGTGAGATTGGTGTTTTTGGGGTTGCAGGTACAAGTGCTATTGGCACGGTTTCCATCACCGCTAATTCAAACCTTTCTGTAACGGGTGTTGCGGGAACATCTGCTATAGATTCTGTTAATGCCATAGGCATAGGTAATGTTGCAGTGACAGGAGTTGCAGGTACAACTGCTTTAGGTAATGTGTTTGAAACGCAGACAGGAGTAGCAGGAACGTCTGCCGTTGGCTCTGTAACCGTAACTGGTGTAGCTAACGTTTCTGTAACTGGTATATCAAGTACATCTGCAATTGGTAATACTTTTGAAACTTTAAATGGTGTAGAGGCTACAGGTTCGGTTGGTACGGTTACTATTACAGGTTTTGCTAATATTTCGGTTACTGGTGTTGTAGGCACTATGGCAATTGGTAGAACAACAGAAACAATCATACCAACTTGGGGTGAGATTATACCAGATCAAGATGCTAGTTATAGCACAGTGACGCCAAGTCAAACACCAAGTTACAGTACAATAACCCCAAGTCAAGATCCGTCTTGGCTTGATAAAGCAGCATGAGGTTAAAAAATGAGTGTATATACCAATGATTTAAGATTAGAAGAGATTGGATCTGGTGAACAATCAGGAACGTGGGGTGATACCACGAATACCAATCTTGAGTTAATAGCAGAAGCTTTTAGTTTTGGAACGGAAGCAATTACAACAAATGCAGATACGCATACCACTACGATAGCGGATGGTGCAACAGACCCCGGTCGTTCTATCTATTTAAAATATACAGGTACATTAGATTCTGCTTGTACTATTACATTAGGACCAAACACTGTAAGTAAAGTCTGGTTTATTGAAAACGCTACCTCTGGGTCACAAAATATTATTATAAGTCAAGGTTCTGGAGCCAATGTCACAATAGGTAATGGCGCAGTTAAAATGGTTTATAGTGATGGTGCAGGATCAGGAGCCGCCGTTGTTGATGCTTTAGTTGATTTGGATCTTACAGGAACTACGACAGTGTCGTCTTTGATTGTTAACGAAGACGGTTCAGATGTAGATACTCGTATTGAAAGTAATAACAACGCAAATATGTTCTTTGTTGATGGTGGTAATGATGCAGTTGTTATAGGACATAATGATGCAAATGATGGGTCTGTTTCTAGTGCTTTTTCTTTGCAGAATATAGGGACAGATTATAATTCAAGCTCAATAGGGTTAGCTAGATTTTCTGCTGATGTAAACGCTCCTACAGTGGCTTTTCATAAAAGTAGAAATGCCTCTATTGGAGGTGACACAGTTGTTGCAGATAATGATGAATTGGGAAGAATAAGATTTTTTGGTAATGATGGAACTGATTTTGCTGAAGGTGCAAGAATTACAGCTTTGGTAAATGGAACTCCGGGTAGTGGTGATATGCCTTCTGAGTTGGTTTTTTCAACTTCTGCTGATGGTGCAGAAAGTCCAACGGCTAGAGTAACAATTAATAGTTCGGGTGATCTTATAATTAATTCTACTGGTGGTACATTACAAACAGCTACAGCAGGAACATCAAACTTTCGTGCAGGTGTCAACGCAGGTAATTCTATTACTTCTGGTGGTAATTATAATGTACTTATAGGTGATGAAGCAGGAACAGCTATTACAACAGGTGATAATAATGTAGCTGTAGGGTATACAGCAGGTGACGCTCTTACCACAGGAGGGGTCAACGTAGCGATTGGTCACAGTGCTTTAACAACAGATACTAAAGGAAAAAATAGTATTGCCATTGGGTTTAGTGCCTTAGAAAATCAAAATTTTAGTACAGAAACAGATGCTTACAATGTTGCAGTTGGCTCAAAAGCAGGTGAAGCAGTCACAACAGGTATATATAATACTTTAGTTGGTGGACTAGCAGGAGATGCCTTAACTGATGCTGATTATAACGTAGCGATTGGTGGAAATGCTTTAGGTGCAAATACAGTAGGAAGTAGAATAGTTGCAGTTGGATATGGAGCTTTAACTTCACATAACCCTGCTACTGCAACAGATTCTTACAATACAGCAGTGGGTATGTTAGCAGGTGAAAATGTTACAACAGGCATAAAAAATACTTTAATTGGTGGTTTATCAGGAGATGCACTAACTGAAGGAGCTAATAATACAGCAGTGGGATTTCAAGCATTAACCTCCGATACATTAGGTAGTAGATCAGTTGCCATTGGACAATTTGCTTTAAACAATCAAAATTTTACCACTGCTACCACTGCGTATAATACGGCTATGGGTTATAATGCAGGTGTAGGTATTACAACAGGTATACAGAACACTCTAATAGGTGGTTTAGCAGGTGATTCTTTAACAACTGCTGAAAGCAATGTGTGTGTTGGAGTTGGTGCTTTAGGAGCAGAAACAGTAGGTAGTAGAAATGTTGCTATTGGTGAAAATACTCTTTCGGCTCAATCTAGTGCAACTGCAACTAGTAATTATAACGTAGCAGTCGGTTATAATGCAGGTAGATATGTCACAACAGGTGTAAGAAATACTATTATAGGTGGACTGGCAGGTGACGCACTTACGGATGCTGATGATAATGTTGCTATTGGTCAATTTGCTCTGTCCACAGAAACATCAGGCAATAAAACTACTGCAATAGGTACAAATTGTTTAAGTCTTCAACAAGTAGCAGGTGATAGTCATAACGTAGCTGTCGGTTATTTTACAGGGTATGCACTCACATCAGGCACTTATAATACACTTATGGGTAACTATGCAGGATATGACCTTCAAACTGGAAATACTAACGTAGCTATTGGCTATGGTGCAATGCAAAATGAAGAGGATGGTGATAGGAATGTTGCTGTAGGTTATAATACTTTAGCTACTCAAAAAAATACTACAACTACAGATGTTTACAACGTAGCTATTGGTTATCAAACAGGTTATGATATTACAACAGGATTAGAAAATACACTTATTGGTGGTCTTGCAGGAGATAATATCACCACAGGTAGTTATAATGTGGCTGTAGGAGTTGGAGCTTTAAGCACAGATCAATTAGGAAGTAAAAGTGTAGCAATTGGAAATGCCTCTTTATTTTCTCAAAATCCTGGAACAGCAACAGCCATGTATAATGTTGCTGTTGGTCATGTTGCAGGTGAATCTATTACAACAGGAGTTCAAAATACTCTCATAGGTGCGCTTGCAGGAGATGCTTTAACAACAGGAGCAGCTAATGCGGCTTTAGGTCATGTAGCTTTAACCTCAGACACAAAGGGAAGCAGAGCTACAGCTATTGGTTATGGTGCATTATATGCTCAAAATTTTACCACTGCCACTGACAATTACAATACAGCAGTAGGGTATGATGCAGGTGGTGCTATCACAACAGGTTTTTATAATACTGTTATGGGTGGGATTGCAGGTAATGCACTTACAACTGGTAATTACAATGTGGCAATAGGTACAGATACATTAGGTGCAGATACAAAAGGTAGTAGAACAACTGCCCTAGGTTATGCTGCTTTAAATAGTCAGAATTTTACAACAGCATCAAATACCTATAACACAGCAGTTGGTTTTCAAGCAGGACTTAATGTTACTACAGGAAGTCAAAACACTTTTGTAGGTGGTGAAGCAGGTGAGGCAATTACAACAGGTAATTATAATAATTATTTTGGGTATAATGCAGGTACTTCAACTACTATTGGA